CCAATAATCCACACTAGAAGTAGAATCACCTTGCCATATTAAACCCCCTGCCACCCCTGTTCTTTCTCCTGGGTTAAACCAAAACATAACAGAAAAAGGGTAAGAAAAGTTGTCACCAATTATCGTCGAAGATGACAGCCTATCATCAGAACCATCCAGTTTAACCCCACCATAACAAACTGAAGGGATAAGTAAAAACAATATAATTAACTTTTTTATCATGCTGTTATCTCCATGTTTTATTGGCATATAAGAACACCGCTTCCAAACTTAACATCTTTTGTAGCGGTATCATCAGCATCATCATAATCCCGACCTAACCGAACGAAACAATTATCAAAAGCAGCCATACTATCTAAATTCGTGGCTGTTATGGTAAATGTTGTTATGTTATCATCTGTTGAATCTAAAGTTACTCCACCGCTTATTTCGTTTATCGTATCAAATGAAGCTGTAACAATTGACTCTCCACTGCTGACACACATAAAATCAAGCTCAGGATCAACTTTTGTTGAGACTTCTCCTTCGGTCGATTTTACACTTCCATGATACACACATGAAGTAGAAGGAGTTATTGTTGGTACAAAATGCCAACCTGCATATTCGTGAGCATCCGAGGCTGCAATATTACTCCAAAAACCGTCACCCCCCTCTATTTGCATTGTCCCATCAAGAATAAATGTTCCTGATATTTTTGCGGATTGTGCGCCCATTGGAAATACATAAGATGAACTTCCTCCGGTTCCTATTTGCGTGGCTGTAGTACCATTACCAACAAATAAAGCATCATCCCCTGTTTCCCAACAAATACGCCCCTCTGTAATCTCGCCCGTACAATCTGTTTGCTGAGGCAATTCAAGCGTTCCATTTGTTGTATCTAAGACATCACCTGCTGTCATTGTAATAGATGAACAATCACCACTTGCACAATCAAAAACGTCTGTGACGTCTCCTGACCCTGCGGCGGTTAAATCGTGATCAACTCCTGCATCATCTGTAAAATAAAGCGTGTTCCCTGCATCATTCTTAACCCATATCTGACCCAATCCAGCAACATCTGATTGAGCAGCGGATTGCTCTAAAAGAAAAATACTTCCACCGCCTCTAACCTCAAATACTGTATCTGCGCCTGAATTATCTAACATCTTAAACCCTACAGCATTTGAATCGCCATCATCAACAAAACTAGCTGAATAAGCAATTTGGTCATTAGTTAAAAGTGTATCGTCATTAATAACTTGAACAGCCCCTGGATGAGAAGCTACATCTTGCCAATCCTGAAAAAGAATAACATTTTCAGTGTCATTATCTATTAATCTTAAAAAGAACACCTCATCATCATCATCTGCCGCATGAATTAAATCTAATAAAGAATTTTCATTTGAAGAAAGTGTATCTGTGTTACTAATAGTTAATGCTGTTTCAATACCTGCTGTTGCATCATCCAATGTTGTTGTTATTAATTGTTGTGTCCCTGCGAACGCCACCGTACCATCACCCGATGGATCACCTATTGTGTCCCAGTTAGAACCAGCCCCGCCAACTCCTAACTGAAAATCTGTTCCGGCATCATCTGTAAAATATAGCTCGTTAGGCGTAGCTGTATTTACCCATAACTGACCATACCCAGCAACATCATTATTAGCATCCGCTTGTTCCTGAATATAAATAACCCCCGTATCAACTTCAATCCCTGTTGCCTGAACTGTTCCGCTAACATGGATTGTATGTGTTAAATCAAACTCCTCATTCGTTTCATCCCACGAAATAATAGCGTCCGAACTAGCCCGATCTACAATTATTAAATCTTCGTTCTGATCTAAACCAGAACCAACTATATAACCTGTTGTAGACTTAATAGTCCCTGTATTAGTTATTGTCTTAGTTGAATCTGTAAACTTAAATGTTGATGATCCGTCTATGGTTCCTGATGAAGTTAAATATAAAAACTCCGTTCCTGAAGCTGTCATATTTAGCGATATATCCACATCATCCGTAGGCGACTCAACAAGAACAAAATCTGTTCCATCAAAGTCTAAAGTTAATGTTCCCGATGTAATAGAAACTCCATCCTCTTCAATAGTTACCGTTGAACCACCGCCTCCTCCTCCACTATTATCATCACTACAGGATACATTACCGCTCGCATCTGTCGTTAAAGCACCTCCATTACTATTTCCCGTACAGTCTAAATCTGTTATTGCTAATAACGTAGTAAATAACTTACCTGTCATCGTGTCCCCAGCGTTGGATACAAAAACATCCTCAATCTTAGAACCGCTTAACGTCCCATCCGCTAAATCATCCAGGTCTGCATCATAGGCTTGTACGGTTGAACCTATATCCGTATCAAGAACAGCATCAGTGTCCGTACTAGCTGAATTAATCTCTGCCATTGTGTCCCATTCAGTATCCCTTGTTAGACCGGAGTTAATTATTACGTTAACTTCACCGGAAGGGCTTTCACTTGTATCAAAATCACTATCATTTAAATCTATAGTATCTAACGTACCTGAATGTGTTGTAACATCCCCTTCCTGAAGCGTAACGGCTCCGCTACCGCCTCCTCCTCCTCCTGACGTAGTAATAGGATTTGAAGCCGTTCCAATTTCATTTCCAGATCCATCAGTTAACACAACCGGAATAGCAGCGAAAGCCGGTACAGCCAAGAGTAAAAATAAGTATACTCCTAATGTTTTAATCCATTTTTTAATTTTCATAAAATCCTCACTTTTGTTATTGAATATATAAAGGATTACTGGCAGTACCTATTTCAATACCGGCCCCATTTACTAATTTTATGCGTGTTGCAGCATATACATAAGTCCCCGAAAGAATCGACCCTATTAAAAGACCAACAATAAACCCGTTAAACTGATTTTTAATAACTTTAATTAAGCGTTGCATGGCTCAACTCCTATATTTAATGGTTCTTCCATATCTATATCGTAATACTTATCCCATTTGTCATATTCATTCCACATATAATCTGTCCCATAATGAACCGCGCGCGGACCAATTGTAAAGAATCCAAGAACTAATAAAGATGCTATCATGATTAATCCATCTTTAACAGGTTTACGTAATAAATAATAAAACTCACTTAAAATCCGCATTTTCAAGCACCTTTTGAATGTCTGTATAAGTTTTGTCTATAGCAGGTTTATTTCTCTGTTCCTGAAAAACTCTTAAATTTTTAAAATGTACACGCGTAAGAGCATTATACGTAGGTTTCATGCGAGTTAACTTTTTAAGCTCTTCTTTTGTAATTAATCCTCCAGCCTTTCTTTGACTTAACATTTCATACTCAGAAAAGAAATCATTAAGCTGACGTTTAGGATTTTCAGGTGACCTTATAATCAATGATCCTAAAACCGGCATATCTGCCATATCTTTTATTTCCTGCATTGTGAAATTTCTGTAAAATCCGCCCGTATATCCATTCATTAAAGAATCCAACTGAACCGGAGATATATTATCAAACCCTAAATCAGCCATTCCTTTAGCCATTGATACAGCTAATGTTGATGAATACCATTTCTTTCTCAAATGTTTAGGAAGATATTTCATCCCCTCAGATTCAATCGGAACTCCTAAAAAGTTTTTATTTTTAGCCACCTGTAAATAAGGGACAAACATTGTAGGAGTTGGATCAGGAATTTGAGTTATAAATGTTTGAAATAAGGATGTTACAGCTTTAGGATCTTTTTCCCATAAAGCATCAATAGCAGCTAAAGGAGTTGATATAAAAATAACTCCCCATTCAAACGGATTCGGAAGTCTGTAAACATAATCTCCTACTTGAAAAAACTGATTACTGTATTTATAAGCTCTCGGAAGATTTTTATACCATTGTTCATCTTTATTTCTCCACCAACTAAGAAGGGCCGGAATCGTTAACCATGCAACCCCCCTTACAATTGTACGAATAGGATTTGACTTAAATCTACGCCCGATCTTATCTACTGACTGTAAAGAAGCATTAAAGAAAGCCGCCGCTTCATTAATCCTTTTACCCCAAGCTCCATTTCGAGTGAAATTAACCGTAACATCTTGAGCCGCATTAAACGCATGTACAAAAGCATCCTGTTCATCCCAATCAGGATTGTCTTTTAATGCTTTTTTATAAACACCTTCTAACTCAGCAATGCGCGGTGACAACTCACTTATTTGCATAAGAGCGCGCGCTGTATCAACCGGATGTTTGGCTATTCTAAGGCTCTTACCGCCAAACCCTTTTAATTTCTCATCTAAGAGGATATCATAAGAATTCCATACCGCAGCTCGATCATACCCAACAAAACCGCTTAATTCGCCTCCTACGGCTTTAAAACGCCATGTTAAATCACCTTCCTTAGCTGATAAATCTTTATATAACCCTTGTACAGGATCAAAAGGAGTGGACATCTTTCTTTCTGAATTTAAAGTATATGTAAACGCATCTCTAAAAGGATTCCTGACTAATCCAAATGCAGGATTTAATTGAGTTGCACCTAACCTCAGCAAACGGGAAAACTTAGATAATACAGCTAAAACAGGTCCCCGTTCTAATATATCAACACCTGATAATGATCGATACAATTCTGGGTGAATTTCATAGAACCTTCTTTTTCCATTAATATGAATAGAAACAATGTTATCTTTACCGGAATAAAAAGGTTTTTGATTAAATATGGATAAAATAGCGTTCGGATCAAACTCAGAATCTTCGTTAACATCTGCGAGAGCTGCATTATCTAAAAGATCCCCAAGATCATGTTGATGTAAAGTTTCAATTAACCGTCCTAAAGATATATTGGTTACACCTTGAGGAGGTTGAACTTCAGTAATAAATCCACCAACACCTTCATTATTAGCCATTTCAGCAATTAATTTAGCCAAATGAAGCTTTTGAGCCTTATTAATCATTTCAGTTGCTTGACCAATAAGACTTTCAATAGGATTAATAACCGGACGGCCTGAACCTTTTAACTTTTTCAACGGATCACTTTGATTAACTGTTCCCCCAGACCCTTTCTTAATAACCTGAACCTCATCAAGAAAAGCACGTTTAAATGGTATATAGATAGGATTCATAGCGCGTATTACTTTCGCATCATCTTCCGTTAATCCTCCGGCTCTAATAATCCAATCAAGCAGATGATTTGACCATATTGTTATATCATCCACCGCTTGATCCCACCCTTTATCTGCATATTTATTTACTAAAAATTCAGTATCCCTTTGATCAAAACCGCTTTCTTTACCGCGAGACTCAATTAATAAAGCTCTTTTAGCAACAGCATAAGCAATAAATTTTTCCATATCATTGCGTGATACCGGTTCTAAAGCTTCAATAAGAGACTTTCCAACCGCATTTCCTGTTTCATCCACCGCCTTCTTTAAAACAAACGTACGTGCAATAGCCCCTGACTTCATCTTCATGTATGTGGCCATTTGGAAAGGATCTTCTGTAGGCTTTAATTTCTTTCCGCCGATCTGTCTTTGAATATCTTTAATCGTATATAGCTCATCAACAAACTTTGTAATAATAAACATTTTAGCGCGACGCAACTTATCTTTAACATTAAATATAGATTTTGTATGTTCTCCGCGGAAATCAATCTGCTGAACAATACGATTCTCCGCCCCCTGTTCATACCATACACGATACTTATCTCTTAACTCATTAATATTCTTTGATAACTTAGGATTTGCAGGTAAATACTCATTGATGAAAAATTGATGGAATTTAGGAGCCTCTGTAGCTTCTAATCCCGTTTCAGTTAAATAGTGTCGCATATACTCTGCAAATCCCTCGTAATCTCTTCTTTGCGGGCTATAATCAAGATTCTTTAACTCTGTTTTAACTGCTTTAGATAAGTGACTCCATATTTTTTTGCCGGACCTAAGGGAAGTTGTTCCTTTTTCACGGGATTGATTATCAATCTCATGAGCAATCTCATGAGCAAGAACCTCCAACTCACCCCAAGTCTTTAATCTAATTAAAGCTTTATTCGTATAATGAAGTCCGGCCGCCTTAACCATACGTTCCGTAGCTTTGCCTTTTATACTAACTTTAAAAGTATCTTCAGCAAACTTTATAATTTGTGTTTTATTAATCGTTTTATCTGTAGATTTTTCAAGTTTTGGAGTCTTACCCCACTTCTGAGCCAGTAAAGCATCAGCCGGATTTTTAAAGGTATCCGCATCACCATCATTAACACCATTAGCTCTAATGGATAATGCAGATCCTTTAGGTGATTTTCTTACGAGACTTTTCTTTTTCTCCCGAATGTCCCGATCTGATTTCTTTGTTTCGATTTGCTTATCTTTTTGCTTTTGGTTTTGTATCCCCGTCCTTTTGGCATTTGTTTTCTCCTTTTGTGCTTGTTCCCATATAGTGCGAAGTTGGTCATCTGTTTTAAATTCTGGTTTGCCTTTAAAGTAAACATATTCTGATCCAAGATAGAATGGATCATCAGAAAAACCTTCTTTATCTTCTGAATAAAGAAATTTCGCTGGAACATCTATAGACACAACATCTTCTACGCTTCCTGTATATGCTAAAGCAGAATCAAAGTCTACCGTAACAAAATCCCCATCCTTAATTTCTCTCTTTATTTTTTTAGATGTATCATCTATCCCTCTATAAATTGTTATTGTTTTTTCTGGATCGATGCCAAGATTAGATAAATTTGATTCTGGATCAACTGCATATTTTCTCATGCTCGTATTATAATCGCCGTATTGACTTGCACTTCCAACAACCTTCTGAATAAAATCCTCTGCCGTATCATACTTCTTGGCTTGTTCAATAAGGCTCTCAGATACTTTCTTAGGCTCAATTAACGCTGAGGTAGGTATTGGTTCGTTTTCTGCAAAATCTTTCAATTCTGGCGCCTTAGAAGGCTCTACAGAGGGTTTTTGAGGTGTAATCGGAGGATTATCTGATATGCTTTTTGGTGTATAAAATAATTCACCTCTATTTTGAGAATCTATATCTTTTGAAAACCTTAAATCTTGTATTGGAACCTTCTTTGTAATTATTCTTTTTGTTGGATTTAAGCTTATTGCATATTCCTTTCTGTATGTAACAAAATCATTTTCTACTAATTCAGTTTGTTTGCTATCTCCAACATTCCTATACACAGTTATTGTTCCATCTTTATTAGATATTGATTCAATAAACTCTGGGTTTATTTTTTGAACTTCTTGTAATTCAATAGATTCTTTAGGTGTTTTTTGTTTTTCTTCCGGAATGATAATCTCTTCCTCTTGTGTCATTTGCTCTGTAATAGCGGTATCAATCTCATCAGCATTATCAATAATCTCCTTAGCCACTGATTCAGCCGCAACTTCTATTTCTTGTGGATCAACCCCTAAAGCAACGGCTTGATTAAGCATCGCATCTGTGTGAATACCTCGGCCGGAAGTCATTCCACCCATTATTCCACCCGATCCAGCCCCTGCAATAAAGGCTTCCACCATTCCTTCATGAAGCTGAATAGTATTATCATATCCTAATTTGGCTATTAAATTAACCCAAGCAGATTGAGCAACCTCCTCAATCCCTTCTTGCGCAGCACCTATAGCAATATCTTTGACTAACTTACCTTCCCCACCCCTTATATATCGAGATAAAGGTAATTGTTCTAAAATAGTTGTTCCTGCCCCTGTCGCAAAAAATATCAAATTAGCTTTCTTTTTACTAGCTCCGGCTTCTCGCGCTTTTAAAAATTGATCCGGTGCTTCTAACCCAAAACCCAATGCAGCCGCACCGGCAAAAGGATTACCTGTAGACATACCAATTAATGTAGCAACACCTAAAGATGGAATTGACTCCATAACTAAAGCTTGGGCTCTTCTGAAAGAAGGATTTTCCAGGAAAGACCCTCCATAGATAGCAGGATCGCGCGTATTAGATAACTCTTGTTGCGCTCGCTCAAAAAAACCTGATAATTTTTTACCTCCCTTAGAAATCTTATCTCCAATGTTCTCAATCATCTGTTGTTGACGTTCAACATTCTCACGTATGCCATTAATACGATCACGTGTCGCTTGAATATCTGCAGGATCAATACCTAAATCTTCCATCTGCTTAAATATCTCTTCATCATCTTCACGCGTACTTTCCATCTGAAGGCTTATAAATTCAGGTAGCGATTGTCCAAACCAATCAATAAGATTTGAGAATCCGGCATAAATATTATCAACACCTATTGCTAAACTCTTAACATTTTCTCCCCCTTGATCCGCAACTCCTTCAAGAATACCCTTAGACACATCCCACACCTTAGAAGCTGTTTTTTCAATTACTGAAGGAGGAACAGGACGCATTAAATCCGCGGTTGTCCGGCCAATTGATTCTTCATTTTGTATTAAAGTACCGCCTGATAATAATTCTTCTGTTGTAAACCCATATGAATCACCTTCAGAGGCTTCAGCAGTTGATACAGAAAATGGATTTAATGCCGATATATCAAATATTTCTTTAATCTCTTTAATACGGTTTTCCCATCCCTTTTGAAAATCACCATACTTTTTAGGATTATTTTTAATTAAATTTGCGTTATGATTTTCTCTTTCAGTAATTATTTGTTTCAATAAAGTATTCTCACCATTAACCCTAATATAATCCACAACGGCTTTCTGTGTCTTTGGCCCCATCAATCCGTCCGACTTTGTTCCAACAACCTTTTGAAGAGATTTAATAGCTGTTCTTGGGGATGCGTTAATTCCGAAGTCAAACAACACAACCGCTGTCTTATCTGGAAGCATATCTAACTTAGGTCTAACAAAGAATTCATTTTGATAGAATTCTCTAGTTTCACCTTCCGTTAAATGAATTACATTCTTTAGGGGTAATTTTCTTTGCTTTGCGTAAGAATTATACGTTTGCTGTGTTATACCTCGGTTAGATATTCCACTAGAACCAATTTCATTACGATCAATACCGCCTTCAAACAATAAAGACATATTTAAAGCTGTATCAAAGGTACCTGTTAATTCTTGAGTTTTAAAGGGTGCCATTCTTTTGCCTTTTTTCAAACTCTTTCTTAGGAAGCCATGTATCATTCCCGATATAAATAAACGGCTTACCTTGAAAAACACGTTCTTCTTCATTCCTGAACCCAAAATCATCCGGTCCGAACTTTTCAAGAATCTTCTCTTCAATATCAGGGAATCTTGTAGCATAGTTTGGTCCAAACTTTCTTGCAGCTCTATCTCGAGCCTCTTTCTCTGTCCTAATAGGGAACTCAATCCCTTGTATCTCAAAATTACCTGTCTCTAATTGACCTAAAAATTTATCTTTATCAGAAACTTTATCTAACCCTGAACTCGATTTAATCTCACGATCCGATCTCTTATTAAATTGATCCACGATATCATCAACCCCTAAATCATAATCTGTTCCATGCTCAATCTTCAACTTTAATAAACTATCCACCTTATCTTCATTTTTAGCTGTTGAACTCATTATTGTCTTAACACCATCAACAAACTTTGTTCTATTTTCACGTTTTTGTTGAGCAATTTTTTGTCGAGAAGCATCTGCCAATGTTTGAGATAGGTTTTGTAAACCGCCTGATATATCCGGTCCTGTACGATTAACAAGCAAATTAGTCCCTCCAATATTAGCTGTCTCAACCTGGTTGTTACCAGAACCAGATACACTTTGAGCTAATTCAGAGATAACTTGTAATAATCCTCCTCCGTTAGAGGGTTGTACTCCGCCTCCTTGACTTTCTGCTTGGTTCGGCGCTCCTCCTTGATTGATAATAATATTAACCAAATCTTGCAAGGAAGTTGCCTGCGTATTACCTCCAAATATATTAGCACCTACACCTCCTCCTGGCTTAACAGATCCATCTTGGTTAGGTAAAAACGTCATGTTATCTCCTTATTTATCAAAAATTCCACCAATATTTGCACCGGCTTCAGCTCCTAATAACGGATTCCCATAAGGAAGTCCAGCTAATCCACCTATACCAAGCCCAATTAATGATCCAATAGGATTCTTATTCGGCACATTAACCTTAGATTTAAAAGGAAGCGTCGTTTGATATTGCTGCTGCGCGAGCTGTTGTTGCTGAGTATTATGATTACTAGCTAAACCTAAAAGATTTAAAATAGCTCCGGTATCCGCATTGGCTACATTAGACACTCCGGCAAGTTGACTAAGCTTCTGATTTTCATCTGATACCTGAAGATTCTCTCTTTGTAAAATAGCCTCAGTCGCTAATTTAGAAATTAAATCTGTTATCTGATCACCATAAAACTTAGAACCTCCCAACCCTCTATCAAACAAACTATTTTCCAAAGAAGGTAAGGCTATCCTTGAAGATTCCTTAAAGAAAGTATCTTCAAACTCCTGCAAACTAGCCTCTCTATTAGCCGTTGTTACACCAATACTTTTAAGAATACTTTTCTGTAAAGCCTGAACCTCAGCCCGATCTAAAGCCGCTTGTTCAGATTCGTTGAATGAGTAAGCATTATCCGCAAAATTAACACTTCCAAAAGGTGTATTAAAATCAACCTTTGGAGGCGGTGTAAATTTCGGTATCTCTACTGTTGGTTGTGAATTCTTCCCCATTGTTCCACTCCTCTTTTAATATGGCCATCATAATGATATCATCCTGAATATCCCCATTACGAAAAGCTTTTCTTCTAACACCTTCCTGCTTAAACCCTAATCTTCTATGTATCGCGTATCCTAATCTATTACTCTTAATCACATCACCATCAATTCTATCAAACTCAAACTCATTAAAAGCAGCGGTAATTAATGTTCGAGTTGCATCCTCTGTAGGCGTTAAATCTCCTCTTTTAAATTTCTTTACAAACTTCTTTGTAAACTCAGGATCAATCATCCCTGCAATACTGCAGGAAAAAGAATTAACATCAAAAAAATAAATAAATCCAACTCTTTTAGCATCCTTTCCTTTTGTCATAACTGTCCATATAAACATCTGATATCCGCCTAAAAGTGCTTTTATATATAATTTAGCCTCCTGATCCGTCATTTTACATAAACTGAATTTACCCATATACCCCTTTTTATCGCCTCGATGAAGATCAATAAAATATTGAAAATCATTATCCATGAAAGGAAATAAAACTGTTTTCTTACCATAAAATACATTCGTTCTCATGTCTTTATAATTACTCCTGCTGCGTGTGAAGGCTGTATATTGTTATGCGCGCCTCCACCTCCGGTTGATCCTGTACTCTTATTTCCTGTTGTCGCAGAAGCTGAATGATATATATCGCCAGCACCACCACCATTAGTAGTTGTTTGAGTCGCAATTGTATGAGTATGAGCCGGCATTTCACTTTCCGATAATGTATGTGTTTCCGTCCCTACTTCACCCCCTAAACTATCAGCATTTGCATCTGTAACAATATTTTTAGGTGTACCTCCCAAATTATCTAAACCTATAAATGTACGCCCTCTTAAATCCGGTAAATTAAATGTCGTAGACCCGTCCCCAACTCCATAGGTTGTACTGACTAAAGAAAAAAGTGTGGCATATGTTGTACGCGAAACGGCTGATCCATCACATAAAAGCCATCCAGAAGGAGCTGAAGTACCTGCATAAGGCATCATTGCTCCGGCCGGTATAAATTGATCTGTTGATTGAGATAATACAATCCATCCATCATTTGCTTTATTACGCACATTAATAACATTTTCTGATCCAGAGGTATCAATCCATATATCTCCTACTTGAGGATTTGACATAACCGTAGATGATGAATGAACAACTCCTAAAATCACCCATTCAGAGTTGCGATATACCTTAAGAAAATCATTAGTGCTATCGTACCAAACCTGACCTTCAATAGGAGAAGAAGGAGCTGAACCGGATACAATAACTTTCTGGTTCAATTTTGTAATAACATTATCTAATTCACCATCCACCCTAGAGGCTGTTATAGGAACACCTCCATTTCGATCATCTACAAAGTTATATTGTCTTACTGAGGTCGTTGACATAATTATTTAATATTTGCAAAGTTAGTATTACCACCTAATTCAGCTTTATTAAGCTTCATATGATAACAATTTCCGTTAACATGAGTTTCTTCACAATTTCTTATAGATTCTGAACCTAAAGGACCCCACTCTCCGGCAGGATACTTAACGATTGCAGCATAAAGGGTAGCTCCAACAATAGCTCCAACTACAGCTATCTCAAGACTCGAGGCTCCTAATAAAGATGTTGCTTCAATAACATTAGCCTCACTCATCTTTGGTGTAACAGCCATACATAATGCTAAAGCTATAAACATTGTTAATATAAGTTTTTTCATAATTCCTCCTATTTAAACCCGATTATTATAAATCCATCCCCACCTGTTCCACCTGCACCGCTTGCAATCCGTCCGGCTCCACCGCCTCCGGCAGCTATTCCTCCATTAGATCCATTAGATGAATTACCCTCTTCTCCACCAACTCCATAGTAAGATGATCCCCCGGCTCCTCCTGCATTAGCTGTTCCAGATTGATCCCCACCTGAACCTGATCCAGTTGTTGCTATTCCGCCAACAGTAATTGTCGTTGCATCCATTGATCCTGCTGAATGACCTGCTCCACCAAGATCTGTTGCGTCTGCGCCACCATTAAGCCCTTTATTACCCCCCTGAGCTGTTAATGTATAATTAGATGGAGCCGTATCTCCGACAAAAGTACTATCCCCACCATCAACACCATTTGCTGCCCCAGAACCACCTGCACCACCACTACCAATTGTGTAAGTATAAGTATTTCCTGCAGTAATATCCATCACATGACCTATAATGCAATCACCACCTGCACCACCCGATCCACCGCAATTCGTTCCGCAATCACCACCTCCGCCTCCTCCACCCCCTCCAGCACACATCGTTATAACCGCTTTAGATGTCCCAGATGGAGCATCAATTGTTCCATTAGAAGTAAATATAGAATCTCCTGCCGATGCCCAAACCCCATCACCTCTCCAAAATGTCGTTGTAGAAGCATTTGTACCACTATCAAAATGTGTAATAGCAAGTGTTCCTGTAATACCCGTATTAAGGTCTACCTGCTCGTATAAAGGATTATTATTGCTTCCTTGGTTACTTAGATACCTTGACTCGTTTGTGTCCTTATTTAGGGCTTCCAGCGTGTTTGTGCCTGTAACATAAAGTAAATCACCCTGAACAAGCGTTATTGATGAATCAATATCTAATACCGTTGACCATGAAGATCCATTGTAAAGCTGAAGAAGATCATCATCTGTATTATAAAATATATCCCCATCTTGAGGCGTTGCTACATATGATGTTCCAATATGAAGAACAACGCCAACCCATTCATTATTGCGATATACTTTAAATACATCATTAACTGAATCAAACCACATCATCCCCTCAATAGGCGTAGATGGAGCGGTCCCTTTAATTAAAACCTTCTGATTTAATTTAGTGATAATCGCATCAAACTCTTCATCCATCTTTAAAGCTGTAATAGGTATACCGTTGTTCCTATCATCCACCCAATTATATTGCCGCGAAGCTTCAGTTGAAGATTGAGCCGGTACACACATTAAGAGTATTGTTAATAAACAAAATAATCCGATTCTTCTAAACATTAGAATTTCCTTTTTCAATAATCCATAAATTAGATAAAAGACACCAAATGTTCTCATGCTGATACATAGTCATACCTTTTTTAAGCGTCCACACTTCTTTATCATCCGGTAAAACTTCATGTTTTAAATCATATGGAATATCGGATGTTTTACTTATCAACCTCTCCAAGCGCGGTACTAACACATACTCTTCATCCGGCAATATTCCTTTAAATTGCATATATTGATTTGACTTGGTCAAATAAATATTATCATACATAGTTAGCTTCTGATCCCAACCATTCTTCTTTAAATTAATAGCCATCTTTGAATATTCATGCATTACGTTAAAAACTCCTCAACAATTGTTTTAACTCCTTCAATATCTGAAGAAATTGAAGTAATTTCTCCTTCATAATCATCATTAATCCTTGTTCTTACCAAAAACCCATTCTCTGCGGATTCAACTACGATATTTTTTCTAACCTTAGTAGAAACACCATTTTTTGCATTATTAAGCCTTACACTTGGTTCTACAAAAACATTTGCACTCATTAGTTAACTCCTTCCATTATTCCTCTTACTAAGAACCAAGGAATAATAATACGTGCATCTAAAGTATTTTGTCTGAATTCAATAAACATCATTCTTCCGCGCCCTAATATATCAGAAGTATGCACAATCTCATTCCCCTGCGTATCCCAATAAGCAACATCCCATAAAGCTTCATCCCATAAAGAGCTTGACGCTTCAACTATCAAAGATTTAGTTATTTTATCCGAAGATAGTGAATCTAACCCATACCAATAATCAATATTCAAAGTAAGCGTTTTAGTTGCTTGAATTAAAGCTTCTATTGTATGAGGCTTCTTATAATTCTGAGGTTTTTTGAAATAAAGAGCCGGCATAGCCAATTTAAAACTTATAGCTGTACCATCATCATTTGAACCCGTATTAATCTTACGCACATAACCATCTTCATCACCAACTAAAATATCTCCATTAATACGAGCTAACATTGAATATATATTAAATGGATAAGTAAACCTCCCAACAAAATTACCGGCATCAACAGAATAAACCAATGTCTGAAAATTATTAGTAATAGGAAGATTTAAGTAATAAAAATTCATTCTTTTATCAAAAGCACCGCTTAATAAATCGGTATTGCTCACTGTACTAATTAATTGCCTATAATAAGGTTCAATGAAATGTGATAAAGACTTCACATCCAATTCATCATTATTAGCGGAAGAGAACAATGATGTTAAATTATTTGTAGATGGATAAACAATATCCTTACCTACATAATCAGCCGCCTTAATAGAAATACATGTTGTAGGAAAATACTGAACAAAAGTAAAATCATACACATTAGCTCCGGCTGAGTAAATTACTGTATATTTACGGCATATAATCGCTATTAAACCGCTATCACGGCCTCCATATGTTCTATACCCAAGTATTGTGTCACCTTCAGGGAGAACGGTGCTTAAATCAAGTGTTCCTGCGTCTGTAGCCCCTGTCCATGCTGTAGCACCATTCGCATTATTCGTCTTACTGAAATAAGCCATCATAGGAGTTGATGGAGAATTCAGCCATAACTTATTGCGGTGTACCCAGCCGGAGGTTGCGTCTTGAGGCATATTGGAATCAGAAGAAAGAGCAGATACAGAATATGCTGCGGTTGCTTTTTGAGGTACACCGCCATCTAACATGATTAATTCATTTTTATACATTAAAGCTTGACCAACAACATCATCCGCGCGGCCTGTTATTATAGAATCAAATGTATCTACGCCATCAAACTTACCCCAAGCTGTACCGGCACGAACAATAATATCCGTACCGCCTCCATCCCATTTAGCTTCAAACAAAACCTTTATCTTTTTCGTTGCCCCATAATCTGCATCCAACTGAACATCATTAAATTTCTCACTGCCTTCTCTCTGGAAAGTAACCCCAAGATTACTACCTTTAAAATCTTTAAGAGTAAACCCATTTAAACAATCATAGACAAAATCCGTAGGTGAATTCAACCGGTCTGTCCTTCGATTCATTCCTCTAAACTCTGTAAATACTTGTTCAAATGTAGGCATAATTAACTCAATATTGGGTTTTGGGTGAATATACCGCCTCCACCATTATTTTCCATTTGTTCAACAACAATATTATCATCTAATAACTCAGGGGAACCGTAAAGCACTTTAAACTTATTCAAACTTCCTTCTAAATTCTGTGACCGATTACCATAAACTTTACTGTAATAATTAGCCGCTTCTTGATTGTTCTTATAATGAAGTATTTTATACGTTACTAAATCAGCTAACATCGTTAAATCAAAACCTTCCGGTATCCAACATGTTCCAGCCGGTGTATCTGTTGAAAGAATAGTTGGTATTTTCCAATATCTATATTTAATCAATTTACCTGCTGCATTTGCATCTGGAATTAAATACGGCCAAAAGAAATCTTCCCACTCTGTAACAATAGACGGGATTCCTGTATCTGTTTGAATTGGATAGTTACGATCAAACTTTTGAGGCGTAATATATGTAATAGGCTTTTGGTTATCATATTTAAAAGACTTTTCATCAAAATCCTGAACATCTGAAGCTTTAGCATACGTTGATGTTCCGGCTCCTAACGTCATTGATCCAGTAGCCTCTAAAGGTTTATATTTGTTTTCTGAAGCAAGATCATAAATAGCCTCATTTATGGTATTAAAAACTAAAAGCGATAACCCTGCTAAAGATGTTAATACCGATTTATCCGGTTCTCCTAAATTATTTAATACCTTGTTAACGAGTTGTAACGCGGATGATTTTGCCATTATTTAATCCCCAAGTTTAAAGCCGCTTCCATAAGCCTATTATTAGAACCACTCGACCCTCTTGACAATAAATCGTGAACCTCTAACAACAATTTAGTCGGCTTTACAGCTAAAATAGTATCCTCAATATTCTTATTTAATTTCTTCATTTCATCCTGAGTCTGCTTCATTTCAGTAAGCATAAGTTTAAGATCCAATTTAGTCTGAGCAACTTCAGCATGAAGCTTCTTAGTTTCTTGTAAAGTTCTTCCAATTTCAACCAACACACCGCCAATCATAGGTTTCAATTCCAAAGGAATTTTGTTTATAGTTAAAAGAATTTTCTTTTCAAGAGTTTCTAAGAATTTTATATCTTCACTCATAATACTTTCCTTTGTTTTAGTTCCTTAAAAAGCTCCATTGATCGATGTTCAATCATTTCTTCTTCCATCTTAGCTTTTTTAATCATAGCTTCATCACACAAATGATGGTATTCACTACAATGATCACTGCCGCAATGTAAAGGCTCTATTACATTATCCACATTGTTAGGATCAATATTCCCTGACATTATCCATTTCTGAATATGCATTTGATTCCAATGGAACCAATCTCCGCAATAAATACACCTCTTATCACCATACAACTTACCTTTAAGCGCGAACCTATGACCGCAAAACCTTCCATCCCCTTCAATTTCTGTAGATTTACTCTCTTTTGGCCGTGAATCTATTAAATGACCATTCAAGTCTAAATCAAGAAAAGCTTTATTCCTATTATGGCCACGACGGCCTCGCGCTATGGACATTACTTTTTCCTCGCCATAATGTGAAAATCTCCGATACAAACAAAGTCATACCCAACATTATGTTTAGCGAATATAATTTCAAATCCATTTTCCTCTAAAACCTCTACAAAAGAATCCATATCCCACAACACATGATGTTCTTTAAGATGCCAATGCCCCCATTGATAAGGATTCTTCCAATCAATAAAATAAGGATCTGGCATAGCACAAAAAAACAAACCGCCGGATAATAATAAATCCTTAACTTTCTTTACAGCTAAAACAGGGTTTCTAAAATGTTCAAACACATGAGAAGCCCATATTAAAGAAAAACACCCCAATCCATTATCCAATTCTTTTACAAAGTTCTCAAAATCTCCGCATATAAATTGATGAGGTTCGATGTTATGCTCTACAATATCAAGACCGTATGTTTTCATTCCAATATCAGACAACCCATCAAGTATAGGAGTCGCGATACATCCAATCTCAAGAGCTTTTCCATAAAACTTTCCATTCAATTCTTTTTTAATAACATTTCCGTAAGCATCAATATACTCTTTCAAATGTTTTAAAATTATAGGATTATCATACTTATTTACATAATCAGCATCATAAGATCCTTGATCCATATTACTCCAATTAGTAAAAAAGATATTCCTACAATTACAAAAAGAATATCCCTTCTTAGTATCAACAACAACCTTTGAACCATCACCTTTGAGGAATGTATGACCATTAACAATCATATCTCTAGGCTCTTTACACAACGGACATTTTTGCGTTCGCCTTCTTACATCTTGCGTAATCATAAGCCTCCTCCATTCTATTTAGTAATAATTCTGCATTGATTTTAATACATTTAGGATATTTAATCCCCAAATGATCAAACATAGGACAACCGATATAATCATAAGGTCCTTTATGACATGGAGAGCAGGCAATAGTAGATTGTATAGAAAAATCATTCGGAAAATCACCACCATGATTCTTAATACTCGCGGCTGTCATTATTTGTACTGTGGCTGTACCGCTAAGAGTTGACATAACAGGTAAACCTGATTCCGCGGAAATAACCATATCCGCATACTCTGTCATAAGCAGTGATTGTCTCATGGGATAAATGTTAGACCGCTTAATAACTCTTGGATGATCAAATTCTAAATTATCCGCAGAATCCTTATCCCCCATAGTTATACATACAGATTCAGGATGTTTATCTAAAAACGATGAAATTATTCTTTTAGCATCATAAAATAATTTATGTTTTGAAGTGCCGGACAAATTGGCTATAACTACAAAATTATCTTTATACTCACGATTAAAGATATTTTCAACCATAGCCCTCTCTTCATCCGTAAAAAACAATTCCCCAACCATTCCAACATGTTGAGGATATCCTGCAAAAATCGTATTTTGATCATAATAATTCCATTTACCAAACCTCTCGCGCCTAACACTTTCATGCTGATAATATATATTGTCATCCTCCATGGCAATATATCCGTATTCAAGAGAACCATTAAGATCAATGCAATGATCATAATTACCTTCCCGAACAATAACATCCATCCTTTTCTGCAAAAAAGATGCCGGATAATCGCAAATAGGCGGTTGGTAAGGATCAAAATGGATATGATTATCAATAAAAGGATTATTAGCCCAAACAGCCATCCCTTTAGGATTATACTCTACAGCTACATAATCAAAACCTTCTTTTTCTTTTAATAATCTCGGAATATGGGTAGCGTGGATTAAATCTCCATACGCTCCATATCGCCTCATATAAGCTTTTTTCATTTAATCCACCCTCCTAATTAGGTGTGCCTACGATCTTATCTCTAAGGTATCATAGAAGTGAAATAAAGGGGTAAGCATGATACTTACCCCTTCAAGTTTAAGCATCAACAAATTTTTCAGTATAGAAAGGCTGAAATTCAATATTATACACAATTGCATCAGTTCCTAAATGCTGAAAAACTAACTCTTCACCAGCAGCAATAGCTCCTGAAATACCTAGAAGCTTTGTTGTATTTGTGGCTTGAGTTCCGAGTACAGCTGTACCAATGGCTGTCATAGCCCCACCGGATGTAGCTGTACCTATAATAATTTGTCGAGTTGCAGCCGTTCCTCCGGCTTTAAACCTAACGCCAATATCATCGATTGTAGCAGCTTTTTTATGAATATATCGGAACAACTCAGTTGCCCCAACAGTTCCATTTAAAGCTCCTGTCAAATCTGTAACGTAGGATTGCTGCACCCCGAATCTTGGATCTGCGTAATCTTTACCCATGTTTTTATCTCCTTTATGGTTAGACCAGCAATTAAGCCGAGGTTATTTCAACGATTCGTTCAATACCTTTATTGGTACTGTTTAAATCATCAGTTGCAAGATCCCACATCTTTTTGAATTGCATAATAGAATACCATGCAACCCCTTTTGATCGGCCATAATCAGTTGGTATCTTCATACGGACTTCTTCAGCTAGAGCCATGGCTTCTAGGACAGACTCTTGTCCGAAAACAAGACCTTCTCCGTACTGCGTTCCATTACCAACATTGTCATTTAAAAACGCATTATCCAATGTGAATCTCACTCCGTAATACTGTCCAACTTCAGCATTATGCCTAAAATCAGGATCAGCATACTGAGCCACAGCCTGCAATACGTCATAAATACCTCTACGCGTATTTACAGAAACAATAGCCCTATAACTTCCATCCGCAAATTTAGGAATAGCTCTTTGCGTCATATAGTCAACAATATCTCTAATGTTGACATCTGAAGCGTTAGCACTTGCCGTTACTGTTGCCGTACCATTAGTGGTAATAACAGTCACTGCCGTTGTTGAACACACCGCTACGTATTTTGCCAATCTAAATTGATCATGTGCGGCTGAATCTAAAACTTCAATTTGATCTTCCACTAAAGCAGCAGAAGAAATGTTTTCTGGATCAAACTCTGCAAGAGTTTGTAATTTTTCAGTGTAAGGAACGCTATTACCCCATTCCGTAACAACGACTGAATCTTTAACTACTTTCCATTTGTTTTCAGGAATAGTATTTGTTTCGACTAAAGTTCCACCTTTGTTGTCAATCCTTAATCTCTTATCAAAAAATACTGTATCCCCTGCGTTTTTGCCCGTATCTTCTTTAATGTTCACAAACTGTCTGTAAACATACGAAGGAAGAGCTTGTTTTCGTAAACTTTTACTCAATTGGTTATTTGTTAAATGACCACCCGAGCTGTTTACTGCCCATAATTGGCTCATAATTTATCCTTTGTTTAAAAAATCCCCATAGCGTGTTGACGAGCTTTACGTGCGGCCGGACTTGTTGGATCAGGTTCAGGTTCTTTCACAACCTGTCCGCCAACTCCACCACTTGCTTCACTCTGACTTGAAGAAGATTCACCCTCACCTTGAGAGCCGGAAGGAGCAGAAGTATTACCTTCACCTTCACCTTCACCTTCACCTTCTTCGTTACCTTTTGAGGACTTGGTTAATAATGGTGATACTTTTTCTCTTGTCTCTTTAACTGCCTCGTCTACAGCTTCTTGAAAAGGCTTCCCTTGCTGAATAAGCTGATTAGCACGAGCTGAAATAACACCTTCAAATCCTAAATCCATTAAGTCTTTATTCTCATTCCTAACCTTTTCCGCGTAATTAGTCTGCTTGATGACATTTTCTACGTTAGCCATTGTACTTGCCATAGCAGATTTTTGACCAGAAGATTGAGTTTTTTGGAGTAGGGAAGCAAGTTCCTTTCCTGCTTTCTCAGGATCTTCTTGAGCTAATTCCATTACACGGGCGGCTTCAGCTTCTAATTCAGCTGGAGTAGACCCTTGATTTACTGATTGAGTGGGTGTTTGTGTAGATGTTATACGTTGTTCCAAAGTTGTCTTTTCATTTGTTAGTTGTCCGATATGACGATCTTTATCGGAAATACGCTTTTCATATTCTTCAGTTTGTTTTTTTAACCGCGCATTTTCAGCAATAATTTCTTCCGGTGTAGGAGATTTTACCACTTCTTTTTGTGGTTCTTTTACTTGATTTTGATTATCCATAATAACTTCCTTTGGTTGTGAGGAGCGACTAAACGGTATCCTCAGGTTGATTAAACATTGCATCTTTAAGGCGTTCCTTAGCATCACGCCCAATATCAATATCTGACTGAAACCTCTCAAACACTTCCTGAATAACTTTATATTTAACTTTAGCTTTATCCGATAAATCCCTATCAGTATCTAATATAATTTCCATAGTCTCAGCAGTCATTTCTTTAAAAATATCAACGATATGAGGCCAAGCAGCATGACCGCGCAAAGACTCTAAAGCCTCACCTTTAATCAATTCTCTTTGTTTTTGACGACGCTCTTTTTCTATCTGATTATCTAGCGGCATTTAATTGTCCCCCTTGAGGTCCACCTTGAACACCTTGTTCATCCGGTAAAGCTCCATTTTGTTGCTGCATCAATTCTCTTATCTCTTCCTTACCTCTCAATAATTGTTCATAATCCTCAATATCACTCATAGATAATAATTTCTTCCAAAGCTCATCAATCTTTGTCATTAAAGTTAACTCAGGATGAGACAAAGCATCATTTAAAGCTTGCCTAAGTTGAGCAATAACTTCAAGCTTTTCAGTAAATTGCGTTATACCAACAGCCCTAAAGTTATTCTCCCAATTCTTTTTCCTTAACTCAGATAAATCGATCTTAGAAACCCTCTTAGATCCTTTAACCTTAGCAACACCAT